GTTTTGATATCAATTACAGAAACGGTTGATCCAACCTTTTTCTTTTGTGTAATTGTAACTGTACCTGCTCCAGTAACGTTAACCAATACTGGTGAAGGTAAATTTACTGCAGTTGATGTTGCTGCGGTAAATGTAAATGTCTTACCAAGATTGGTAAGTGCTAGTGTTGCTGCATTGCTACTTGCTGCTGTATAAGCACCAAAGATAGCAGGTCCAGCAATCTCTAACGATACATAATCATCTGCTGTTGAAGCAAGAGTATCAGATGTTGTTAATGCAATAACTGAATTAACACCAGCCTCTGCTTTGTCAGCATCAGATGATAATACTGTTACACCACGAGCACCATTAGCAAGAGAAGCAGATAGTTCGTATCCGCCACTAATTGCTGCAGAAGCCTGTGGAATTGCAACAAAGAATGTGCTTGCCATCGCTGCAGCGGTAACAAGTGCGATTTTCTTTAATGAATTCATTTTTCTCCTATTTTCTTTTATATTAGATTAAATCTATCTAGATAATCTTTTACATCATCTGGGATAGGTTTATATTGTATCACGTTGTCAGGAAGTTTGTCAAAATCTTTAGGTCTATCTCTAAAGGTATGAACCTCAACTTCAAGGTTTTTGTCTTTTGGAGTATGTGATATTGCCCCAAAAACTGCACCACACACGGCATCTGCTAAGTCTTTAGATTTTTTTCGTGGATGGTCAACTCTATCATTTTTCATAATTTTTAATTCTGTCAATTCTTCAAACAATAACTCTACCGCTGGCATTGCTAGCCTCTCTTCATAGACAAGCATAGCCATATCTTCATAATGTTTTTTTGCTACTGAAACTGTTTCTGTTTTTATTCCAACAGCCTGCAACTCATTTTGAATATCAAATGATTGCCATCTATCAAAAGAAACTAAACCTATATTAAAACCAACTCTTCTTAAATTTTGAATCCATTGTTTTACTTCAGATAGGTTTACTGGACCTTCTACTTTTGGTTCCCACCAAGCAACTGCGTCTACAACAACAACTGGAGATATTTGCTCATAATCTTTAATTACTTGTACATTTACCCACTTATCAACATGAGCAATAGCAACTGCACATTTGTCATGTTTTTGAGCCAAGTCTGCGTGAACAAAATAAATTTTTTCTGGATCTGGTTTAAATGATTCATCAAATCTTTTAAATTGATCTATTGGATTTCTTAATGTCATGCATGATCTAACTTTTTCTGATTGTTTAAAAAAGGCGTCAGAAGAAAAGGTTGGAACACAAGCAAATCGCATCATTGCATCGCCAAGATCATTCATAAAAGCAACCTTAAAATCATCAATTTTTCTAGTAGGATTTACATCCCAAGTACAACGTTTTAAAGCAAACACTCCTGGATATTTATAAGATTTAATATGGTCTTCATCCCATTCAATGCTAAATTGATTATCTTTGTCTTCACTATCCAATAGAGGATTTATAACAAAAGTATGTTTTTTAGATATAATTTCTTTATCAGCAATAACATCTTCATAGTGTTGCGAAATAAAATCTCCTGGAAAACGTGGAAATGATAATAAAACAACTTTACCTAAATCTGGAAAACGAGAATCAACTGTTCCACGAAATGCTTTGTAAATATTATCTGCAGTTTTTCCTTGATCATTTCCAGTACCTACCTCTGTTGCAAAACCAGATATCTCATCTAATACTGCCAACATAATATTTAAACCCTCATGAGATTCTCTTTCTGAATGTCCTGAGTAAACAGTAATAGATTTATCAAACTCAATAGAGTCTACTTTTGCATTATACTTACCAGCAAACCATGGGGATTTTTCGATTTTAGTTTTAAATCCTTTAAAGAAAACATTTTTTGCTTGTTGTGCGTTAATAGCAACGTTAATTAAATCTATTGCATCTCCACTTGGTTTTCCGAAATATCTTGCAGGGTCTTTGAGACATAATAACTTATATACAATATAAGCACAAGCAACAGTAGAGGTGAAATCTTTACCAGAGCCTTTGCCCAACTGTAAGATGATTTCGTTTTTCGTGTATTTTTCATAATATTTTGCTCCTTCTTGTTCTCCCATTAATCTTTGTAAATCTTCTTTTTTATATACCTGGCTCATAGCCTCAACAATGTCATACTGTATTTCTGACAAGCCAGGCTGACCTAAATAGTCTGCTGATTCAACAAATGTTTTTGTATCTACAGGATTTTCTTCAAAAGGATTATCCTGTAATGCTTCAAGAAAATCATTGAACATCGTGGACAATAGTTATTACCTCATTTTCCTTGGCAATATCAGATAATCTTTTCATAATTTTATCTCTTACTTCTGGATGCTCACTTGCAATATCTTTTAGTATTTCCATTAAAACTTCTTGACGTTTTTCTATTTCTACCATTTCTTCAGCAAGTTCTTTATTTTCTAATAATCCAGCCTTTTGTAACATTTCAATTCTAGCCTTTTCAATATCAACAACTAATTTAATTCCTTGAGTTTTTGCACTAAGATTATTGTTTAATGTTGCTTCGTCAATTACCTCATATGCTTTAGAAATTAACTTTCCATAATGTGCATCCATTGATGCCAATGCTTCTTTTGCTCTAGCACGAATTGCATCATTAGCAGAAGCCATGACTTTCCATTCATTTATTAATGCAACAACACGAGTCCTTGGAATTGATAAATCTTTAGAGATTTTAGTTGCATCATTACCTTTTAAATAATGCTCAACAACTTTATTGACTTCATCTAAATGTTCTACAATATCTGTTTCAGTTGTCATTTTTTTCTTTTGCTACCTTTAATAAAATTAAATATCCAATTAAATCATCAATATCGTTATCTCCAACATGTTCAGTTCCTTTCATTAGACGACTTAACTTGTCATCTATCCTTACGTGTAACTGCTCTATTGGATTAGCCTTACTAAAAATTCTTACTGGATCTAATGCGGAATCTCCATATGAAATATTTTTTTCAATTAACATTTGTGCAATCCCCATACAGTTCATTAATATTGCATTGCCAGATGGAGCAGATAATGAATGCATATATAAATCATCATACTCAAAGCGATTCATATCTTTATATACTGGAACTGGTCTCATCTTTTTGACTTCCTTAATCCAAATTTTGCCAGGTATACGTAAATAGTTTCAACACTAGTTCCACACTCCTTAGCAATATCTTGTGGAGACTTTTTATCCATAACAAACCTTTTACGGAGCCAAGCCTCGCTTGTATATAGTTTACCAGCCATCATTTATTTTGTCAACTTTCCCCAGTTATCTAGTGCCCAATGACCTATTGCTACAGCGTCTGCAACATCATTATCTGATATTTCTCTGTCATAATTAATATTAACAAACCTTATAGTTTTTTCTTTACGTAGACTACGTTCATAATTTTTTAGCCAAGAATCGGATTTATCTGGATGTTGAGCCTTTAACGCTATACGATCTTCTTTTGTTGGCTTTTTATTTCCAATATATGATTGCCACGTTATGGGTGACACGGATCCTATTTCAGATACCCCGCTTTCCCATAATGCTGAAAGAATTGCTCCTTGAACTAGCGCTAAGTCTGCAGCAGTTTTTGGACTATTAATAAATATTGTATGCTCAATGACTACACCATCAATACTATACATGTTAAATAATGCTCGTGTTTTTGCATAAGCATCACCTACTTTTTGATATATTGTATTTCCATCAAATTTAATTTTTCCATTAACCATTAATTTTTTATCTGTAAAAATAGCAAAAGCCAAACTATTGGTGCTAGCGTCTATTGAACAAATAGTTTTTGGCGATAACCCTTTTAATATTTTTACAATCACTTAGACATTCCTTTAATTTTTTTTAAAACTTTGTTTACTTCTTTTGGATTGATTGAGCAATCATAACAAATTTGATCATCGTTATAAATTGATAAAGTTGTACCACAACCTGCTGCACATTTTCTATTTTTGCTTTTTCTTTTTTTGCGCTTTGCCATTTCATATCTAAGAACAATTTTTTCTTTAGTTGCCTCAGATCTGCAATGAGCGCTACAATATATTTGATAAGAAACATTAGGTTTAAATCTATTGTCACACCAACTACATGGTTTCACTCAATTCCTCCAGAGACGGTATCTTTATGGTACCCACCTCGGCATTACTGCATGCTTTTTGAATTGGACAGTTTTTACAAATCTTTGAATTTGATCTGTAATTTTTTTGTGGAATGGTTTTATCTTTCCACGCCTGCTTTACTGTACGCATCCATTCAAATGCATCTTCTACCCATTTTCTATAAACATCATTTACTTCAACTGGAATGATTAATAATTCATGATTATTCTTATTTTCATAAATTAAAACTGCCTTCTTTTTTCCTAAAACTTTCATATATATTAATAGTTGAATTAAATGCGCTTTCTTTGCCTTACCAGTATTTTTTCTATATTCAAAACCATCGTGAGGAACTGTTTTAATTTCTCCAAGGATATCTTCTCCATTCCATTTAATCATTACGTCTCCGTACCCATATATCGATGGGTCTTGATTCATAATTTTAAATTCAGTTGTGGGTTGATTATTTTCATCTTTAAAGATATGAACAGTGCCAGAATTCATCATTGCCTCTTGAATTCTTGAATGAGAGTGACTTCCGTTTGTTCTATTAGCAACACCTTTTGAATCTGAATTGTCTTCAAACTCAACACCATTAAAAGCCAAATACCAATATCTTGGACATTCTCCATGATTATATGCAATAGTAGATGGAGCAAATGTTTTTTTCTGAGTATGTTTTGGTAAATTATTTACAGTATACCCAGATTCTATTTTTTCAATTAAATCTCGTGCATTTAAAAATGGCTCTTGCTTTGCCAATTCTGGCTTTTTTATCATAACTTGTTTTAATAAATTGCTTGTCATTATATTCCTTTGTTTGTATAAGTATAGCAGAAGTTAGCGAGTTATATATTTAAGAGCAGAAACTAAATTATTTACCGATTCTGCTGCTGTATAGTATATATTTTTCTTGGCTCTATTTTCTTTATCAACATTAGCCATCCAAGTTGCTTTTAGTGCCAACTTAGCAGCAATTGCTTGTAGTCTAACGATTTCAACTGTTGCTATTGTAATTGGAATATCAGGTTTAACTATTAACTTAGCAATCATTTCTAATGAGGTTGTTAACTCCTTATCATCCATGTATTCAGCAATTTCTACTAAGCCGTTTACAGACTCCAAGGTGGTTTTTTCTGGTTCCATTATTCCTTACTTTCTAGTTTGTTTAATGCTTCAAAAAATTGCTTTCTATAGGTTTGCATTCTTGGTAAATTATTATGATATTCAATAATTTTTTGTCGTTCTTCTTGATCCATTTGTTTTTCAACGTATGGTTGATGATCATCTTTATTTGAAAAATGAAACACA